CGAAGCAGGAGTAACTGCAGTTGAAGTAGGTACATCTAATCCTGATACAGCACAAGAGTATGTAGCCTACAAGTTTGTTCTTAATCGTGATGCTACAACTACTAGCCAAGGTCCTATATTTAAAGGCTATCAAGCCAAGGCTACTATTGCTACACCTCGTCAGAGAGTTATGAGATTTCCTGTTTACTGCTTTGATATTGAGACAGATAGATACAATGTAATATCTGGCTATGAAGGCAAAGCATTACAAAGATTACAGTCATTAGAAAACGTAGAAGAAGGTGGCGATGTTGTTACCTGGCAAGACCTTACTACTGGTGAAAGTCGTCAGGTAGTTATTGAGCAAATCTCATTTACACGTATGACACCACCAGACAAAAGGTTTGATGGCTTCGGAGGCGTAATTGAAATTACGATTAGGACCGTATGATGACACCAACTGATTGGGCTGGATTAGCCGTAGCATTAACCACACTTATTGGAGCACTTGCAGCAGGAGTTAGATGGATGGTTAAACATTATCTTGCTGAACTTAAACCGAATGGTGGCTCAAGCCTACGTGATAAAGTCAATCAGTTAGATGACAAAGTAGAGTTCTTAACAGAGTTAATAATACAATCGCTAAAGAAGTAGGGACAAAATGAGCGTAGTAGATATAGCCAAATCTCAGGTAGGATACAAAGAGGTTGGCAAGAATAATGACAGTATGTATGGCAAGTGGTATGGATTAAACAATAACCCTTGGTGTGCAATGTTTGTATCTTGGTGCTTTGACCAAGCAGGACTAGCACCTAAGGTAGCAGCCCAAACTAAAAAGGGATTCGCTTCCTGTCAAGCAGGACTTAAATGGTTTACAAGTAAAGGCAAGATAGTTCCAGTCGGCAAAGCGCAGGCTGGCGACATAGTTTTCTTTCAATTCGATGCTGATGCAGAGGCTGACCACGTTGGTATCTGTTCCAGTAATGATGGAAAGAAATACCTTATGGTTTATGAGGGTAATACCTCAGGGGATAATAAGGGCAGTCAATCAAACGGAGATGGTGTGTATCTAAAGAAACGTGCCTACTCCCTAGTAATGGGCGTTGCTCGCCCTTAAAGGACAATATGAATACAACTAAATTAAAAGCAATCGTATCAACTTATCTGCGTGCTGCAGTAGCAGCCGTGCTTGCTCTATACCTTACTGGTACAACTGACCTAAAGGCATTAGCATTAGCAGGAGTTGCAGCCGTTGCAGGACCTATTCTAAAGGCAATAGACCCATCAGCCACAGAATTTGGTATTGGAAGCAAGTAATTATATACCCCTAATCGGGCTTTAAACGCCCTTTAGAGACACTAATGACCCCCAACCTAGTAGAGATACTGGGAAGGGGGTCTTTTGTCATTTCTTCATAAGCCAAACTTGGTACTCTTTAGTCAGTAAATCATAAGTTCCTATGTATTTGCTGAGAAAATTATCTATTGCTGGCCTAGGGGTAGTATACTCTGGCAAGTCTTGTCCCCACATATAGTCATCAAAGGCAAGTATGCCACCAGGCTTAAGGATTTTCCAAGCACCTTCAGCGTCATCGGCAACAACCTTTGCAGTATGGTCTCCATCTACATATATGAAATCATAAGTATGATTAAGATTAGGTAGTACATACTCAGACTTAGATTGAATTGATAATAGGTTCTTATACTTCTTGGTTCGTTCTAGATAGTAAGTATGAACATTGTCGAATGAAATGTTTTTATGTTCAGTTTCATCTGAACCTTTCCAGGTATCTATATCTGTTAGGGTAGATGTTGGGTCAGTTAATATATTATCAAGTAGCCATACTGAAGCGTCGCCTGTATAGGCTCCGATCTGTAAGAACTTTAGATTAGGTAAACCTTTGAACTCAGATAGGTTATCTTCGAAATTGTACTTCTGACCTTCAAACCAATTAGGGTAGGTAGTTGTACTGTTCATAGTTATACTCCTAGTATATATTATATAGACCCCTTCGGGGTCTTATATATAGTATAATATATCTAAGTATACACATAGGAATTCTGATTGTTGGTAGGCGACTTAACCTTGCCTACCTTTATCCACAACCTGATGTGCTATGATACTCCGATGACCATACAACTAGATGAATATACATTACCTGAACATATATCTTACTCTGCATTTACTACCTTTGTCGACTGTGGATATCAGTACTACCTAGGTCGACTACTCAACTTACCAGAACAACCATCGGTATGGTCGGTAGGCGGATCATCATTCCATACCGCTACTGAACTATGGGACTTGGAGAACCTATGATTAGTATTGTTAACGAAGAGGGTGGCATCACCACCATCAAATGGGAAACTTATAACGCTATTATGCGTGAGCGATATGAAGATGGATTGCAAGAAACAAGAGCGGTTATAGTTGGCGCTATACAAAATGCTATTGACAAAACAGTTCACACTCAAGAGCATCCAGAAAATTTAGCAGGACTTAGTATTGCCCTACGATTAGCAAAGCAGGTTAAACTTGGTAACGAGTAGTACACTTGCTCTATGGGATAAAGCGTGGACTAAAGAGTCAGATGGTGTTGACCTAACCTTTGCTCGTGTAGGTGGTAGAACATCTAAAGCATTCCCTAATAGGGAGAACGTAGACTTCTGGCAACAGATAGGACCTGAGTGGGTTCAGTCTTATATTGATTGGCGAACAGCCAATACTAACTGGAAGATTTGGTACACCCCTGAAGGTGCGCCTGCTGTGGAGTTGGGGTTAACTCCAGTCTTTGCTGATGTGCCAGTAAAGATGGTTCTCGACAGAGTGTTTGAAGTTGATGGCGAGTTGGTCGTGGTCGACCTTAAGACTTCACAACAAACCCCAACTAGCACCTTACAACTTGGGTTCTATAAACTAGGACTCAAACAAATATTTGGTATAGATATTAAATACGGTACTTACTGGATGGCTAGAGATGGTGGAACTTCCCGACTAGTTGATCTCAGTGATTACACTGAAGAGAAACTTGAGTACTTAGTCGGCTACTTCGATAAGGCACGCAAGGCTGGTATATTTATTCCTAATACAAACAACTGCAATCGTTGTGGGCTAACAGAACACTGTCAGTTCACTTCGAAGAAATGAGAGAAACAATGGCAAACGAAGACTGGAAACTACAAGTTTCCTATAAGACACCGTCAGGTGATATGATAAACGTACGTGCTAATACTGCTGATGAACTATCAGTATTGTTAGAGGGCGTAGGAGATTACTCTACACAGATTGCTGCTACTCAGCAAAAGATCGTAGGTTCATACGCTCTAAACCCGTCCTCGACATCGAGTTCCACTACAAGCACAAGGCCCTCGACTTACTCCGCACCAACCCCGGTATCGCCAGCGTCAGGTACAGCGTCACCCGTATGCAAACACGGAGCCCGTATATGGCGAGAGGGAATCAGTAAGGCTAGTGGTAAACCATATGCATTCTGGTCTTGTCCTTCACCACAAGGAACACCTGACCAATGCAAGCCAGTAAATTAAAAAACTGGTATAAAACTTTTTTCGGAACTAGAAAGGATCCAGGATGCGTACACTTATCAGATCAGTTGGTCGTGCCAGTATCGGTGGGGAACCATTGCCATCGTGCTTTAAGGCATTTGAATCAAACAAGATCATCATCCGTAGATCCGAAGTTTCAATGTTTGCGGCAGCACCAGGAGTGGGAAAGTCTACACTAGCATTAGCACTAGCATTAAAGATGAAGGTGCCAACACTTTACATCTCTGCTGATACTAATGCACACACTATGGCTATGCGGTTAGCGTCTATGATTTCTGGAAAAAACCAAACAGATGTAGAGGGTATGCTGCAATCTGATGTTGGTTGGACTAAGGCTACTCTCACAAAGAGTAGCCATATAGTCTGGTCATTTGAATCTGCACCAACGCTACAAGATATTGATGAAGAAGTTCAAGCCTTTGAAGAACTATGGGGTTGCTCACCTACACTTATCATAGTAGATAACTTAATGGATGTTGCTACTGATGGAGGCGAAGAGTTTGCTTCTATGCGTGCTATTATGAAGGAGTTAAAGTATCTTGCTCGTGCTACTAATTCGGCTGTTGTCGTTCTTCATCACACTAGTGAGGCTGTTCTTGGGGCACCGTGTCAGCCACGCTCTGCTATCCAAGGTAAAGTGGCACAACTTCCAGCGCTTATATGTACACTTGGTGTTGTCGGAACTTCAATGGGTGTTGCTCCAGTTAAGAACAGATATGGCAGAGCAGACGCAGGTGGAGGACTAATGACTTGGATTGCATTCAACCCTGAGTATATGTTTGTCGATGATATTCCAGAGAATCACTAATGCAAAAAGATATTAACAATTATACTATAACTACAAGTAAGAATTCTCTGGACTGTTGGGGAATTGGAATGGAGTACTATGCACTATTTGAATTTACTAATGATAATGTTCCACGAATTGACGCTAGGGTTATTAGGTTTGATCTCATATTTTTCTCTATTAACATAACTAGATATCCTAAGGTGGCGTGGCGTGAGTAAAAAACTTAGGATTAGGAACCCATTCTACTTTGTAGATAATGAATGGACATCTGTTAATTGTTTTCATTGTGGCAGACAGTTCGTAATTTACATACCAAACATTCGTGTGGCAAATTATTGTTTGGATTGTGAATGAGTTCATATGGTAAGCGCAAAGGCGCTACATTTGAGACTGGTGTAGTTAAGTGGCTTAGGTCTAGAGATATTCTAGCAGAGAGATTGACTAAGGCTGGCGCTAAAGATGAAGGTGATGTTGTTGCTTTCTTAGATGGAGCAGCAAACATACTAGAGTTAAAGGCAACAAAGAAGTTAGACTTACCACAGTTCTGGCGTGAGGCTACGGTTGAAGCAGAGAACTATGCTAAGGCTAGAGGATTAAAAGAAGTACCATATAAGTTTGTAATAGTTAAACGTAGGCAGGCAGGCATAGATAAGGCTTGGGTGGTGGAAGATTTTGAACAATGGATTAAGAGGGCGGGCAAATGACTTACCAGATATTAGACAAATACTTACACACTACGGAGCACAAGTCCGACAAGGACACGGGCAAGTTAATCTCAAGTGTCCATTCCACTCCGACACTCACCAATCAGGAAGTGCTAATCTCGACGATAACATATACATATGTTTTGCCTGCGGAGTCCAGGGTAATAGTTTACAAATTGTCGCACAGCAAGAGAGGGTAGATATACGTGAAGCAAAGCATATCGCAGAAAGAATTGTTGGGGGTAGCGACCCAGAAGTACGCGGCAAACATTTATCAGGCAGAAGATTACCTGCGAAGCAGGGGTATATCAATGGAAGCAGCACGTCTGGCGCGATTAGGCGTAGTCGTGGAACCTGAGATAGGACACGAAGTATTTACTGGTAGATTATCTATTCCTTATATCACTAAGAGTGGTGTTGTTGATTTAAGATTTAGATCTCTTAACCCAGCAGTTGAACCTAAGTATATGGGTATGACTGGGGCTGAGACAAAGATGTTTAATGTATTAGATATAGAACGAGCAGGCGATCATATAGGAGTGTGTGAAGGTGAATTGGACACGATTACTTTATCTAGTTGTATTGGTATCCCTTGTGTTGGGGTACCTGGTGCTAACAGTTGGAAGAAACATTATACAAGATTACTTGCAGACTTTGAAAGGGTATTTGTTTTTGCGGATGGGGATCAACCAGGCAAAGAGTTTGCCAATAGTCTTGCAAGGGAACTGCCAGTCACAGTCGTGCAATTGCCAGACGGAGAAGATGTAAACAGTTCATATGTAAAGTATGGTTCCGATTATATTAAAGATAAGGCTGGATTAAATGAATAAAGAAATCCCTCCTTGCCCTGAATGCGGCGAGAGATTTGAGAATGTATTCCAAGCAACAGATCATTTGCTTGAGGATGACGATGAGTTTGACCCAGCATTACTATTGCCTAATGGTACCAAGTTAATGATAGGTTCTTTGCTTAGGTGTTTGTATAAATATGCAGACAAACCTGAACAGGTCAAGACTATAACGCAGTCTACATATATGACATTGTTTACGGCAGAGACACAGCCAGAAATTATTAAGAACATAGTAGAAGAAATGATAATCGAATCACAGATGATGGAAATAGATGACGAACTTAAACAATTACTTGAAGGAGGGCAGTGAAGAATGGCAGATTATAACCCACTTGGAAATGCAAGGTTTCCCTATAAGTCAGATAAAGAAGATGGATGGGAAACTCGTAATTACCCTAACAGTACCTCTTTTGAGTCAGCAGTTGGAACAACATACCAAGAACTACTAGATCTATTGCTATCTAAACATAAAGATTACGGCCCAAAGAATATTGCTGATGCACCTGGTGGTGCTATCAATGGACTGCGGGTGCGTATGCACGACAAGTTAGCACGTATAAATAACTTGGTTGATAGTGGCAAAAATCCAGAGCACGAATCCATTGAAGATTCTTTCAAGGATATGGCGAACTATGCAATCATAGGGTTGTTAGTTCTTAGAGGAAAGTGGGACAAATGAAGGTTATAGTCTGCGTATCTGACTTGCAGGTACCGTACCACGATAGGAAGGCAGTCTCAGCACTGTCTAATTTCATAAAGAAATATAAACCTGACGAGGTTGTATCTGTTGGGGACGAGATGGATATGCAGACTATCTCAAAGTGGAGTAAGGGAACTGATCTCGAACACGAAAAGTCTATTGCTAAAGATAGAGATGAAACTCATCGAGTGCTTGAGTCATTAAAGATTAAACATATGATTAGAAGCAATCATACTGATAGATTATTTAATACAATTAGAATGAGAGCGCCAGGACTTGCTGGCTTACCTGAGTTAGAGTTAAAAAACTTCTTAAGACTTGATGACTTAGGTATTACATACCACGAAAAGCCATATGAATTAGCACCTAACTGGTTGCTATTGCACGGCGACGAGGGTAATGTGCAACCTACTGCTGGTGCTACCGCA